AGACCCAACCTTTTGCCCCGACTGCCGGTTAATCCAGACCTGAATTGGGCGACCTTGCGCCAGCTTATTCGGAATGGTCGAGTAGGTCGAGACCGAGATACGGGTGATGTTCAAATCCGTCTGGTTAGGACCCTGTCCGGAATCAGTGCGAATAACATGTTCAATAAGATCAACGGTATCATTAGGTAGATCATACGTAGTTACCCCTTGAGCCAAGTTGATCGAGCCCTGCTCAATCGTCCACAGGTTAATGCCACGGTTTGCCCACTCACCGATTAGGAAGTTCAGCGACCGACGTGCAGTACGGAAGTCGTAGCCGGTACGTAGCTCTAACCCACAACGCTCAAACGCCTCTTCGAATATCTCGTTGAGGTCAGGATTGAACGCTGTTGTGTTGGTTGTAAAAGCCATTATCTAAACCTCGCGGTCTTCTGGGCTATGCGTTTTGGTTGCGCGACGAACTGCTTGCCACTCTTCTTCCCCGCCCTCTTCGCCTTCGTCGTCGCTGCGTACTCGGCTGGGCTTAGAGCTTTGATAGCGCCTTCTGGCAGGTACCTTTCGCCAGTCTTCGACGATGGCTTGCCACTCTTTGTGCGCCATTTCTGGTCTCCCCAGTTTTTAAGCGACTGTTGCGGGGCTTTCATCTCACTTCATCTTCTTTAGCGTCTGGGCCAGTCTTGCTCTTTGGCCTAGCTTGCCGGGTTTCTTTGCTGCCGCTGCGAGCTTCTTCGCTGGGATTGGCTTGCCTTCTTTTGCGCCAAGCTGAGCACGCAACGCGCCGGGTTTCTTGATCGCGTTCTGTATCCATTTTTCAGCCACGGTAGCCTCCGCCCTTTTCTTTGTACTTCTTCGCCAGCAGCTGAGCCTTGCGGGCCGACCATTCCCCTGCTGCCGTACCCTGCACGGCTTGCGCCTTGATGCTTTCAAACATCGACTTGCGCATACCCGGCTTGGTGTAGTTCCCGGCCTCGTTGACCTTCGACTTAACCTTCCCACCTTCTTTGTACTGCGTAAAGTCGGTGTTATCCCGTCGGGCCTTCTTCTTGGCTTTTGGCATCTTGGAAGGGTTAATGTCACCCATGCCGCGTGAGGCCATCATGTCAGCAAGCCTTGCCGCCGTAAGCCATCTTGACCATCTTACCTTTGGTTTTGCCTTTAACAGCAACACCATCACGGCTAGGAGCAGCAGTCTTCACAGCGCCCATCTTCGATGGAGCAACCATGCCGCCTTTGGCGTACTTAGCCATGCCATCCTTCTTCATACCAGTCTTGAGTTCGCCAACGATGCGCTTCTTTTCAGCCATCAGGTTGCTCTTGCCTTTAGATGTCTTCGCCTTCTCAGCGTTAACACGGCCCAGTTCTTCCAATTTATTCATACGTGATGTGTTAGCCATACCGCCTCCTGATTTAGTGAACTCACGCCCCACTGATTGAGGCACGCCTACCTTTTTGGCGAACTTAGGATTCTCAGCCACAGCCCGCATGAACTTCTCTTGCTTGTTGCTAACCGCAGGCATCAGACGATCTTCCCGCGAGTCTTACCACGTTGAGCGATACCATCAGCTCGTGCCGAGGCTGATTTAACTGAACCACCCGAGGCTTTCTTCACAGGCTTAGGAGGAGCGACTGGCTTAGCACCTTTCACCGAACCCATATCCGGCTCGACCGGTGGGTTGCCCATCTCTGCGGTGTAGATGTCTGTCTCACCAGTGTCGCCCTTCGGACGACGGTTATCTTGCTTAGCCATTACAGCACCCTCCCTTTAGTCTTACCGCGCTGAGCAATACCATCAGCACGCTTGGATGCTGAACCCATAGAAGGTTTAGCTTGCTTAACTGTACCCATCTTCGATGCTTTGACTGCGCCACCGCGTTTCATGCGGTCATACTCATCACCTTTACCTCTAGCTTCTGCGTCACGACGAAGAGGCATATCCCTATTCATAAATTCTTCGCCCGCACGGTCGGCGGTTTTATTTACTGCATCGAGACGTGAACGGCTAAGTTGCATTTCTTTTTCAGGGACTGCACCCCGTTTAGCAAATTCGGCAAGACGTGCTTGTTCTTGTTTCTGCACAATACTCTTACGTTCTTCAGCGCCAATAGAGTGTTTGAGCGCAAGGTCTCGCACCTTTTTCATATCCGAAATGCGGGGTGACTGAGAGATATCGCGGATTTTGCCGAAGCCTTCGGTAGCTGCTTTTTTAGCCGGTGTTGCTGCTGCGCGGCGAGGTGCGGACGCGGTTTTACGCTCAAGCTTAGGCTCGGTCGTATCAGACCCCGGACGTGTGCCGCTTTCAGTAATTGCTGGACCTAGATTGCTTGCGCCGCCAAACTTGGTTGCGCTTGGTGTACGTGACTCTTCATCCCGTGAGCCTTCAATCATCCTGCCAACATCTACCGGACCCGAGGAATACCCAGACTTATCTTTAGGGGCGGAACCTTCGCTTTCCCCCTTCTTCTTGCGCATCATGTACGCTAGAGCGCCTAGACCTGCTAGTGCAGCCAGACCGCCTGCATCAAACTTCTTAGCGCGAGCCGAACCTTTAACCGGCTTTGCTTTCGTCTTCTTCATTTGGTTTCTCCTTGCCGAGCAGCTTCTGCACGGTTGCGGTTTCGTAGATACGGATAGCGGTCCAGACTATTGTGAACAGCGCGGCTATAGCTGGAAGCAGTTGCACCAGCGTGCCTACCACCGTCACGAGCGACATAGCGTCAACTACGTGTTTTGCAGTTTCGTGTTGTTCAGACATGTCAGCACTTCCACGCACGTAAAGATTTATTGATCCGGCTATTTGGGTCGTTCGCGGTCTTAGCTGAAGTTAGCTTCTTCTTCATACCTTTCATACGCGCACAGAACGAGTCCCGGCGTGGGCCACCTTCAGGTTGCGGCGCTTTCAGACCGGGCTTTCCCGGGTTGGCTTTGTTATACGAGGCACGTCCTTTGGCGTTTAAGCCGCCCTTCTCGGACTTACCTTCCTTACGCTGCCATGCCGGGGTCTTAGCCATAAAACGCCACCGCACTTGGATTAGTTGAACAAGTAACAACCGCGCTGGTTTGGCACAGTACACCTTCACCGGGGATCAGCACATAGACTGAACCCGCAGCGGGGGCTGTGTATGTAAATAGCGTGGTCGCCCCATCCGAAACCGCAACGGTATCGTTTGCCGCTGTCGCAGAGATCAACAGCCCTTTAACACGAGTCCGACCGTTATAGATAGTCGTAGCCGCATTCTTAGGGCATGTTGCTCCTTTAACGTCTGTTTGCATCATGGTGATGCCTCCTTATTAGACGTTCTGCTGGCCTACCAGCGGATCAGCAACGAAGTAAGTGATGAAGCCAGCCACAGGGTTGTTACCGCTTGTGTCGATACGCGAGGTCACATATGCCAACTCAGTAGTTGCAGTCAGGGTCAGGCCCGATGTAACCAAGCCAGCCGAAGCAACCGACAGGTTGTTAGCGATAGACGCAGGGGCGGCTGTGCCGGAGTTCACACCGGTGGTGCCGATGTCGATAGAACCAGCACCTGCGGTAACGATGTTTACCGACAGAACAACAGCGCCAGCTGGAAGAATGAGATCAGGTGCACCCGCAACGTCCGAAATTTTGACGTTAGCAGATTCAGAAGCGTCAGCGATGTAGAACTGAGCAGCCATGACGCCGGAGCCACAATACGCGGTGCGAGTCTGATCGCCGCCGCCCGAACGCCAAATACTTTGGGTGGTAGAAAGTGCCATTTGAGTTGTCCTCACATGCGAGTTAGGTGCAAACGATCTGCATGTCGTCAGGCGGGGGGCCTGTTCGTAAGCACCGGGAATTCCCCCGGATTGCTGCTTTTATACTACTGGGAAGAGGGGGAGTCAACTTTTTTCTTGGCCCTTGCCGCTAACATTTTTGCCTTCCATTCCGGGTCTGCCCATAGTGCCTTGGCAGCGGCTTTCTTTGCGGCTTTTACTTCTTCACGGTTAGCAATCTCTTTATTATTCGCCGCTTGTTTTGCAGCGTATTCGGGGTCCGCCCATTGCGCTTTAGCCTGCGCACTAGTCTTAGCTTTCGACTTGTCCGTACTACGTCCTTCTTTGATCCCGGCACTTCGTTTACCCCGTACTTCAGGGTTCTGCCATGTTTCTTTACTGTTAACAGACTTAAGTGCTTTTGCCTCTGGCGTGCTTTGTACGGCTTGTTGCGCAGCTACGACTTTGGCGCGATATTCTGGGTCTTGCCAGTGCTCTTTAGAGAATCTGCCAGTAGCCGCTTTTTCTTCTTCGGTGCGCACTGCCCCAGCAGCGCCCTCTCCGCCATCGGTGCGGTTGAATAGAGTGCCTGTACCAAGGTCACGGCGCCCGTATAACACAACGAGTTCCCGTTCCTTGGCAAACGCCTCTTGCTCATCTTCCGTTTCAAACACGCGCTGACACACAGCCACTAAACCACGTTGCTTTAAGTGCGATATGAAATCCTGAAATGGCTTGTTGTGTGAGCCTTTAGCCCAGTGCGAAATATCGCGGTCGCCGGTGCCTTTACCGACGTAAACAGGTTGGTTGTCCTTAGTAGGGCGGGGGTCGCGGTAAACGTAAACGTAGAACATATGGCCTCCTCGATAGAGGCCCTACTATACATCAATGGACGGGGATTTACAAATATTTTTCGTAGGGTTACGAATTTGGGTTTTGATACGGGTAACACACTAACTTAACGAATAACACCGCCGGAAAAAGAAAAGGGGGCCGAAGCCCCCTCAAAACCCGCATAAAGCCTAGGTTTTACGTTACGCGCCTTGCGAGCCAAACATACCGAGCGGATCGCTGAAGCCAAAGCTGTAACGCTCACGAGCCTTGTATCTTACGTTGCCCGTATCGAAGTCACCATCCATTCCGGTAGACATCGGCGTACGAACAAAGTGCTTCATGCCGTTAGGAACATCAGTGGTCAGGAACCATGCGTTCGGATCGGTCAAGAAGTGGTTGATCGTATAGCCCTCTGGGATCGAACCGTTGTTCTTCAGAGCGTTGATGTCGTTGTCGTTAGTGCCAACACGGAGGCTGGTTTCCAACAGACGAGTAGCAACGAACTGAAGCTGTGGCGGAACAACCAATTTACGAGGCTTAGCTGCGATCAGCAGGCCACGTTCGTCGGTCCAAGCAGCGATCTGGATAACGGCGGCTTCAAGCGAAGTCTCGTTCAAGTCAGCAGGGATTGCTGGAGTGTTCGAGTTAACGCCACCGGAGACCAGCGGGTGTGCGGTTGAGAACAGAGCCTGACCATCACCGCCCGGAAAGGACGACGAGAAGCCATTGTTCAGGACGTTAGCCGCCTTAACCTGCTTGGTGTACGACATAGCACGAGCCAGCCCTTTGGTATAACGAGCCGACAGGCTGTCATACAGGTTGTCTTCGATGGCCTCTTCGGTCAGCGAGAAACCCAGAGCGATGGTTTCGTGGTTGTAGCGAGCAGTCCAAGCTTCCTGCGCATTGTCATAAGCAATTGCAGAGCCTTCGTTCTTGACTGGAGCAGCCGAGAAGCCAGACAGCTTGGTTTCTTCTTCGAAGGAACGCTCGGAAGTCTCAGTTTCGTAGATTTCCTTGTGCTCTTCGCCGTAACGAGCATACTCCATACCGAACAAGGCGTTCAGGCCGGGGAGCAGCTCTTTCAGTAGTTGTGCGCGTGAAATAGCCATGATTTACTCCTTAAGCCACGCCAACGGCGTTATCGTAGGAATGATAGCCAAAGTTAAACTTGACGATCAACTCGGTATAGCCATTTGAGGTTGCGGTGTCAGGAACACCATCAACGACTCGCATTGGCAGGGAAGTGCTCACTGCGTTAGCAAACACACCAATCTTCGAATTACCGGTAACAGCGGAGCCAGTATTCAGAATCAGAGTGGCGTTGTTACCAACAACAACTTGCGATACAGCGCTAATAACCAGACCGGTAGTGTTAATAGTGTTGCCCACCGATGCAGCTTTATAGAGCTGGTCAGGATCATCTGCAACGTACGCGTATGCGTCAGTCACACCCGAAGCGAAACCGGGCCAGTACTGGCTGAAGGTTTTCTGCTTGGTCACAGGGTTGGTATAGGTGCAGCCCAAGAAAACACCAACAACGCCCGGAACCGGAGTTGCGTCCGTGTCCAGAGTCGATTTGATAATCGTGCTGTTTGCTTGGCTCAGCTGCACTACATCGCCGTAGTAAAGCGGGACGTTGTAGTTGATCGAACCACCACCGTTACCGATAGTGGGAGTGATCGGCAACTGACGAGTTGCACCTGCGAAGACCTGACCACCAATCAAGTTGATTGGCTGTAGGCCGTAAGGGGCACTTACAGTAGGATAAGCCATGATTAAACTCCAAAAAATTATTTTCCAGAGCCAAAGGTCGTTGTAGATTTTCGCTCATTAAAGAGCGGCATCCGAGCGTCACTTTGGCGCATGAAGCTGTTGTCTACAGCCGTCATCTGATCGTTAGCTTGCTTCGAGTAGTACCCGTTGCGTTGCGTAACGAATTCTTCAGGCGTCTTGCAGAGCATCAGCCCACCAATCACAACAACGTCCTTACTGGCGCTGTCGGGGTCAGTAATATGTAAATGCAGTTCAGGATGTTCAGAAGCCTTTACGGGCTCCCAGCCTTCACGTCGTTTAGCAGAGAGATT